CTCCCCGTCATTGTAACCTGCAATAACAGTTCTTATATTCATACCTTGTAGCCTTTTGAACGGCTGCCTAAGAATTTCTAAATCTCTTTCGTGCGTTCCGCTACCGCTCCAAAATAATCTAACCTTGTAATCTTCGGTCTTGTTATCCTGGAATTGCTCTTTGCCGTATGGTAATGCATTAGGTAAGATGTGTACGTTCTTATTGTATTTACTTATCTCGTGTGCTAACCTTTCGTGTGTGCAGGTGCATAGGTCTGCAACTTCTAAATAATCAGTAATTAGTTTACCTATGTTATTGTACTTATATCTTAAATACAACAAATGGCTTTCGCTAAGTTGCCAGTAATCGTCATTATCGACCACTAACTTAAATCCGTACTTAGTGCGCCAAGTGTCCATTTGCTTTGCATCTATCTCATTTAACATTCTATTCATAAGCACAATATCCCACCCTTGCTCCAATAGTTCGTCATTAAGTACATCAGTAATAAGTGCATACTCTTTTTCCATATTAACAATAGGCATCATAATTCTATGATAGCCGACACCCGAATTAGCTGAAGTTATACAAAGTATTTTCATAAGTTTATATAATAAGTTTTATTTCCATTTGTATAACCAGATACATTATTACTATGCAAACCCCAGGTCTTTTGTACTAATTCATTTTTATTGTAACCATAAGCATCAATGCTATTTTGCTCAATATGGTTAGCGGTATATTCTTTAATGAATTTCGTATGCAAACCTGCTGCCCTGCATCTCGTACAATAATCTAAATCTATTGCTCCGTATGGGTCAAGTTCTTGATTGAATGCGCCAACTCTTTTTATAGTTTCTTTTGTGATAGTAAAGTTGCCAATTAAATCAGCCGTGTCATTACCTGTACTATGTAAAGGAATAGAACAAATACCAATAGTTTTATCTTGTAAAAAGTCATTTCTTATTTGCAACCAATTATTAGGTTCTAATATATCGTTACCCATAATAGTTACATAATCTATATTATCAAAGTTTAAATTCCTTAAGCCTTTATTAGTTGCAAATGCTATACCCTCTTCATTAATGATAGTTACTATATCAATATGCTTACCTGCATTTTTGATATTCTCAAACAATGTATTGATGTTCCTATCTTTATAGTTTAAGTATACTATTGCATTCATTATCTTATGTTTGAGCCGATTTCCCTTGCTGGAACTCCTGCGTATTTAGTATTTGGTTTTGCATCTCCTTTAACAAAGGCACTTGCGCCAATCATACAATTTTCTCCTACGTTTGCAAACTGGTGTAGGACTGCGTTAAGTCCTATATTAGCACCTTGATCTATAATTGAATGCCCACCTATTTTTGCTCCGCAGCTTATAGTAACATTGTCTAAAATTGTGCAGTCGTGTCCAATGTGTGCGTGTTTCATAATGAAACAATTATTACCAATGAAGGTGTCTATCTCCGTACCTGCATCTATTGTTACAAGTCCTGTAATAACATTGTTATCGCCAATGTAAACTTTGCCTTTTTCTTTTTGCCAGAACTTCTTATGCTCGGCTTTGTCTCCGATAATACAATAAGCTCCGATATAGTTGCCGTCTCCGATAATTACGTTATCGCCTATAATAGCGGTAGGGTGGATAAAGTTAGCCATTCTTTTTATTTTTAGGTTTTGGTTGTTCTTCGTACCAAGTATACAAGCGTTTAATCATATCAAAGATACAATTACCACACCATACTGTTAGGATAAAATCTGCACTCATATACTTGCGATAAATATGCTCGTACATTTTTAAGATGTCTAAGTCGATATTTCGCACATAGCCATTTTGAACTGTATGCCAATTACCAACGTGGTCATCTAAAAATTTTCTGTGTTCTATTTCCATAAGTTCCACATTAGTTTTGAAAGTAAAGGTGCTAACACTCCTGGTATAAATACAAACGCAATAACATCGGTACATATTGCAGGTAATAAATATAAAGCCAAACCTGTCCAAGCTGCTAAACAACTTGTGCAGCTAAAAGGCTTAAAATCTAATTTCCACTTCCTATGAAATTGGTGTATCTCTACAAAGAAAATTGCAAAGCATATTGCTGCTATAATTATCATTTGCGTAGTTGTTTTTTAAGTTCTCTTTTAGTTAGTTTTAGTTCCCTATGTATTGACATATAAGGAATACCTGTAACCCTGCTTAATTCTTTAGCGTTGCAGTTGTGCTTAATTGCATACACTCGTAAAAGTTCCGCTTTGTACCAGTGCATCTTAGATAACTCATCTTCTACTTTATTAAGTAAATCTTCGTCTCTATCGTGTACTATTAATTCTACTTCTAAAGGTTTACGGTATGTTCTATAAAATTGGCTTGTGTTACTTTGCATCATATTAATCATTGTTCTAACCAAATAAAACTTTAATACGTTGCGTGTACGCATATCAATTATCCGCTCCTCTTCCATTTCACATAGCACCTTAAATAGTTCGCTTCGTAAATCGTCTCTTAAATCTTCAGGCTGCATCTTGTCTATTGCTTCCTTTAGTTCTCGGCTTTCCCAAAGTTCTAATATGATGCTATTCTTGTTCATACTCCTTTAAGGTTAGTTTGCCGTTATCTTCGGTTGCTATGTAACAAAAACAATTTGCCGTTTTTGCTAAGTTTAAAAATGCTATTTGGTAACTGCTAAGTTTATCGCCTATGGCTTTTGTTTCGCAGTATACCGCTACTCCGCTTTGGGTGTGAAAGCCTACTACATCTGGAACTCCTTTAAGTCCTATGAAGGTGCGCCCTCGAACCGCTAAATTGTTATTACGCCATACAAAGCACCCATTTTTGTTTAGGGTTTTGATTGCTTCTTTGGTTAATTCGTTTGCGGTCATAAAGCAAAAATATACTAAAGTTCTTGATATTGACAAATACTTTTAAATATTTGATAAGCTACTTGAGGGACTATTGCATTTCCGTAAGCTTTTATACTTTCTTTTCTCCATTTAGAAAAGGTAATGTTGTCCAGTTCTCCGGGAAACCCATCATTTCCTCTACAAATAGCGGATTGAGTTGGGAAGGTTTGCCAGTTATTTCTCTTACTCTTTTTGAAAGTGAGTCCTGTGTTTCCAATCCTGTTACTTTCTCTCCGCAATCCGATGCAAGTGGTGTCGGTATTAAACCCATTGCTAACGCTCTTGATAGTGTTACTGAGCGCATTGATCCTTCCTTCACTTGCGTTGACTTCATTGTTGCTGTTGCATTTGTTTGATCCATAGTTGTCGGAGTAGGCAATAAACCAGATGCGGTCTCTTCGGTGTGGTGCGTTAACGGAACAAGCTGGAAGTAAAAACGGTAGGACTTCGTAGCCTTGATCTTCCAAGTCAGTTTGCACCTCGTCGAATACCAATCCCCCGTTCCAATTAGTAAGTCCGCGAACGTTCTCGCCCACAACCCAACTTGGTTGAATTTCCCTAATTGCTCTAAGCATCTCAGGCCAGAGGTGTCTCTCATCTTCTTTGCCAAGTCGCTTTCCTGCATTTGAGTAGGGTTGGCAAGGGAAGCCACCACTAATAATGTCGATTGCTCCTCTGTGAATAGTGAAATCTGTTTTTGTGATGTCATTGTAACTAATTGAATTTGGGAAGTGATGTTTTAAAACTTTTTGTCCAAAGGTGTTCCATTCGCAGTGAAATACGTTTTCCCAACCGCACCATTCTGCTGCTAAATCAAAGCCACCTATTCCGCTAAACAAACTGCCATGCCTCATTTGAATGTTGTTTTGTTTTGTTTAATTTGTTCCTCAAAAAATAAAGCTACGGCTACGGCTCGAGCCTGGTTCTTAAGCCAACTCTCAGTCCATTCGTCTCGGTACTGCTTTGCGCTTATGATGTCCATTTTATTAGCCTTATAGGTAATAATTTCCATAAGTTTCTTTTTAGCAAGTGCGCCATCTTCTTTTGTCCATACCTTGATGCCTGAACTATTAAGCTTTGTAAATACGGATAATGGGTTAAACAACCTATCAAAAGTTCTATTTTCCAGAACCTTATATTCTTGATAACTGTAATCAATTATCTCTAAATCGGTCAAGTGTGGGATTGCTTCTACTCGTTCTTGTGGCATCATTTTTCTTACTTCGTTTGCTTTTTTCTTGTACCTATCCATTACCTGACTAAAGTATGCAGGACTAAAATTTTGGTAATGGTCTATAAAGTCATTGGCTACCATTTGCTTAAACGCTACTTTAACTTCGTTTATTGTAAAGTTTCCGTATTCAGTTCTTATCCAATCCTCTAAAATTGCTAACTTAACATCGCCAGGATTGTTGATGCCTACAAGCTGCATCAAATAAATAAGGTTCTGCTTAAATATGATAGAGTTTATGTTCCTCATTCGTTCCCCCGAAAATGCGGTCATAAT